TTAGATTATAAAATAAACAAATAATATGAAATTAGAAACTCAAAACTCATATGTAACCAATCCTCAATTCGTAGGTGGTGTAGCAGTATCATTTATATCTGGTTCAGCTTTCGCATCAGCATCTTCAGAAAATCCTCAATTCGGCTTTGTAGCTGGTGGATTATATGTTGGTAATACTGGTACATTAGTAGCTAAGACATGGGATGGTTCAGTTTTAACATTAGTATCAGCATCAGGATTTTTACCTGGTATATTTACTGCTGTTAGTGCATCATCTACTGCAAACAATGTAGTGGCTTTAAGATAATAAAATAAAATAAGTAATGCTAAATTACAACCTTAATATAAACTCACCACTTCAACAAGAAAAGAAGAATGAGGATGTAAGACCTCCTATTAATTGGGATTTTCATAGTTTTGCATCGGCTTCTGATAGTACTGATTTATCTGAAAGAACATTTGCAACAATGAGTATTAATACTCCTAACACAAATTGTATTCAGGTATCAGTTGATAGTGGTAATTCATTTATAAGTGATGCACAAGCTCCTGTAACAGCAAGTCTAACTGGTAGTAATTGGCCTATAACAGGTTCAACTACTATGAGTTTATTTACTGCTGGTATAACATATGACCCTTTAGCAGTAGACCAATATTTTTCAGCTTCGGTAAGTGCATCTGGTACACAAATAATTGCAAATCCAAGCATATCCGGAAGTATTATTACAAATAAATTTCTATCATCAGAATTTTATAGATGGTTTGTAAGTGGAAGCGTAGTACATATGAAGGGTAATGTTTTTAATCCTTTAGTAAAAGTATTAGCAACAGGTTCAAATTCAATATATTCAAACTCACAAGGTACAAATACAATATTAAACATTGTAAAGAATGTAAATGAACCTATATCAATGTCAATAGGATATATTACAGGTTCACAAACATCTTCATTTCAATATGAGTATGCATTTAATATAACATCATCGTTAACTGGTAGCGCTAATTGGCCAAGAAGTGCATCGCATTTATACCCAACAATGTCATTGATAATACCTGAAGCTGGAATAAATGTTATATCATATCAAACAGCATCTATAATAACTGCATCATTTGCAGCTATTACAAATTCTACATATACAATTACTGCAAGTGTTGCACCAAGATACATACCAGGATTTACTGGTTCATTTACATTATATGCAGGTGGAGCAGGTGGAGTAAATACAACAAGTGCAACTTCTCAACCTGGCGGTGGAGGAGGAGCTGGTGCTATGTTTACAGGAAGTTATAATATATCACCAAATAGTACTTACACTGTAATTGTTGGTTCTGGTGGAGCAGGTGGAGGTAATGGTAATGATACTTTATTTACTGGATTTGATATGGGAATTAATGAAATTCCTATAACAGTAAAACTTCAAGGAGGTAGAGCTGGTGAAGGAATGAATGGTGGTAATAGTGGAACTGGTAGTTATACTATTGGTACTACAACCACACAACTTCCTGCATTTACAGGTGGTAGTGGTGATGATGGTAGTGGTGGTGGAACACTTAGATTTGCTGCTGGTGGTGGTGCAGGTTCATGCGAAAATGGTGTGAGTGGTGTGGCATTTCCAAATAGAGTTTCAGGAAGAGGTGGTAATGGTAATGCTGGTGGAACTTACAAAGAAGGTGGAGGTGGCGGCGGTGGTGGTGCCGATACAAGAAACTTTGCAACAGCAACCGCTGGAGCAGGTGGTATTCAAGGTGGTGGTAATGGAGGTCAAGGATTAAATCAAGGTGGAAGTAATGGAGAAGGATATGGTGCAGGAGGTGGTGGTGCAGTATCAACCGATAGTGCAGTTTCTGGAGGTTCTGGATATCAAGGAGCATTAATTCTTTCATATCCTGGTACAGGTAGTAGATTTACTGCAACTGGAAATTATAGTTTATTATTCTCTGAGGGTATTACAACTTATACATTTAATCCTGGAAGTAGTTCTTTCTCTTATGTGTATGAGCCAGAATTAAATCCAGCACCATTAACTTAAAAAATTACTATAAATAAAAAACAAATTGTTAAATAATTAAATAATCAATAATATGAACGCAAGACAAGTATTAGATAAAATAGTAAAGACTCTTTCATTAAGCAAAGAGGAAGTACTTTTTACTTACGCTAAATTAGCAGATGGTACAATAGTTGAATCTCCTACATTTGATGTTGGTGAACCAGTAGAAGTTGTAACCGAAGATGGTAAAACTCCAGCACCAGATGGTGAGCATGAGTTATCATTAAAAGATTCTGAAGGTAATGAAGTCCTAATCAAAGTAATAACTAAGGATGGTATAATTACTGAAAGAGAAAACGTTGAATTGGGTGATGATAAAGAAGTTGAAATGGAATCAATCGCTGGTGGTGACATGGGTGATGACGAAGAAGTTGATACTGAAGAAACAGCAAATCCAATCCCTGAAGATGAAGATATGAAATCCGTAATTGAAAAGATGGCTTATCGTATTGAAGAATTAGAGAAGAAGATGCAATCTATGGAAACTATCAAAGAAGGTGGTGAAGCAGATAAGGTTAAGACTGAAGATTTACCTGGTGACCCAACAAAAGTAAACACTGTTGAGAAAATGGCAGCTGTTGAACCTGATGAGGACGAGGAAGAAGAATTACCTAAATTGGATGGTGCACCAATTGATGAAAACGCTCCAAACAAAACTGGAATTAAAATGAATAAGAAGGGCTCTATGGTTAATCCACAAAATTCTTTCTTATCTAAATTATATAAATAAACAAAACAAAATCATTTAAAGATGAGAAAACAACAAAATTTCGCACAACCTGCAATCACTACAACTTATGCTGGTGAATTCGCAGGGAAGTACATTGCAGCAGCGTTGTTATCAGCAAAAACTTTAGATAACCAATACATCACAATCATGCCGAATGTGAAGTTCAAAAGTGTTATCCAAAAGATTGCAGTTGATAGCATCGTAAACAACGCATCATGTGACTTCACAACTTCTGGTACTGTAGCTCTTACTGAGAGAATATTAGAACCAAAAGAACTTCAAGTAAACCTTGAATTATGTAAGCAAGAGTTCGTAGATTCTTGGGAAGCTTTACAATTGGGCTATAGCGCATTTGATGAGATTCCAAAAGATTTCAACGATTACTTAATCTCTTATGTTGGTGGTAAAGTAGCACAAGCTACTGAAGAATCAATTTGGAGAGGTGTAACTTCAACTAACGGACAATTCGGTGGTATCTATACTGCTTTATCTTCTTCAGTTGTAGCTGGTGGCGATAACGCTCCTGTAACATCATCTCAATCTGGTTCAATTACTTCATCAGATGTATTATCAAAATTACAGTCTTTAGTGGATGCAATCCCTAACACTGTATATGGTAAAGAAGATGTGATGATTTACGTTCCAACAAACGTAGTAAAAGCTTACCAACAAGCGTTAAGCGGTGGTACTGCAGGTGCTAACGGATGGAACAATCAAATGAACGTAGGAGAGAAACCATTGAACTTCCAAGGAATTGAGATGGCATTTTGTCCTGGTCTTGCAGCTTCAGCAATGGTAGCAGCACAAAAATCAAACTTATTCTTCGGAACAGGTTTATTGAGTGACTACAACGAAGTAAGAGTATTAGACATGGCTAACTTAGATGGTTCTCAAAATTATAGAATCATTATGAGATATACAGCTGGTACACAATATGGTATTGGTTCTGACATCGCAATACACAAAAACTATTAATTGAGTAAGTAATAGGGAGGTTATCCATACCTCCCTTTACTCAAAAACAAATTGACAATTTAAAAAACTAAAAACTATGGCTTGTAATTTATCAGCTGGAAGAAATGAACCTTGTAAAGAGAGTGTAGGCGGCTTAACTGGCGTGTACTTCTTAAACTATACAACCGCTTCTTTCACTACGAATGCAAATGGTGAAATCACCGCCTTTCCTTCTGGAAGTACTGTGTACTACTATGATTTGAAAGGTAACTCAAGCTATACTGAAACTGTTAATTCATCTCGTGATAACGGTACAACTTTCTTCTCTCAAGAATTAACTCTTAACTTGAAGAAACTTACTAACGAAATGACAACTCAATTGAAGTTGATGGCTTACGGTAGACCTCAAATCGTTGTAAACACAATGGCTGGAGATTCTCTATTAGTAGGTAAAACTCAAGGAGCAGATGTAACTGCAGGTACTATCCAAACAGGCGCCGCTTTAGGTGACTTATACGGATACTCTGTAACCTTCACAGGTTTAGAGCAATTACCAGCAGCATTTATCTCTGGTTCAACATTCGGTAATCCTTTTGGAGCATTGACTGTTAAACCTACTATCGTAACAGGTAGCGCAGCTTAATCAGTATAGATTTTGAACAATATTAAAGGGAGACATGTTCTCCCTTTTTTTATGTCCCACTATAATCGTTTTGGAAGTTGTTAAATATATAGATAAATACAACATAAAGACAACCTAATGCAAAGTTATTATATATCAGGAAGTAATTTATTCACATTTCGTACAAAACCAACAGGCTCAGGCGTATTAACCCTAAGTTTGCAGAATATGTACACATTAGCGAATACAACATCTTCTATTAGTGCATACAAATATAATGCCAATGAAAGCTTATTATCATTCACTGCATCTATATCTTCATCAAATATTGGAGATGAATATAGAGCTACCATATTGGATAGTGTTAGTGGAAGCATTTGGAATGGCTCTATACAAGTGTACCAA